TTGGCCTGACCATCAGCCAAGCGTAGGAGACTGACATGATATGTATTGATTGTGGAGCGGAGACGGGCAGTAAAAGGCGCAAACGGTGCGACCCTTGCCGAGTGATAAGGGAAGCGGAGAAGATCAAGGAAACGAACCGCCGACACTCGATCAAGCGGGCGGCAGAGAAGAAAGCTAACCCGCGTAAATGTATCATCTGCGGCGAGCCCACGGAACATTCCCGCGTCAAGTACTGCGCACCGTGTCGTATCGCAGCAGCAAAGGCGCGGGAAGAGAGCAGGACCAAGCGCGTAGCCGTGGCACGTATCGGCACAGAGGAGCGCAGGAAGCGGCAGAGGGAGGCAGAGGATGAAATCCTCATCAAGCCAGCGAAGCCATGGAAGCGCAAGCCGAAGCCCGCGCCGATCATGACCAGGGCGGAACAGTACAATTACGATACGGAGCTGGATAAACTCCTCGCGGAAAGGTGCGGCTACAGGAGTAGCGAAGTGCGGACGCTCTCAAAGGAAGAGATTGAAGCACTGATGCCGAAACTCTCCCCGCCTATTCCGCGTGTGTGGGTCGGCTACTGTGACAGGATGATGACGGAAGGGTGGAGTTAAAAGGGGGAGTTGTGGATGTGGGTGATACCGAAGAATTTACAAGCGTCGAGTGGTTCGCTGGCGGGGCTGGAAACCATCAAGGACTCAGCCTCCTTTACGGGAAGCATAGTTCTTGGCCGATCTTGCTTTAGCGCACAGCTTGCAGGTCCTGGTTCCGGCCTTGGTTGTGTAAATGTTTTCATCGGTGAGGGGGTGTCCTTGTTTACAGTTAGCCCATTTCTCCTTGAAAGCGCCAAGGCCGTCATGCTGAAACTGGTGTGCCGACTGCGTAAGCAGTTCATAGTTTTCGATGACGTTATGGGTCTTGTCCTCATCCTTATGGTGGACCTCAAGACCGTTGGGAATTGGGCCGTAAACTGCTTCCCAAATGTCGCGGTGCAGATAGGATCTATTGCCCGAAGTGGCGGCGTAATAGCCGTTTGCTCTCATGGTGTACTTCCGGCCAGCAAACTCAAAATGCGGGAGCAATGTTGCGGTTCTCAGAACGAAGCCGCGGCGAGCGAAGAGCTCAAAAACAGACTGCCGAGACACTCCATAAGAATTAGCCACCGATTCGAGACTTTGACCGGCCTCGTAAAGCGAATACATCTCAATTGCTTGCTGGCTTTTTTTACTATGGCGCATAAAGCACCTCCTTTTATCTTCAGGCAATTATACACTATAACCTTGGCAGGTATCAACAGATGAATAAAATGGAGAAAGAGCCAATATGCGGGATTTACCTACCACGATCAATTGCGTCTCGTTTTTCACAGGAGGTGGCGGACTCGAAATGGGACTCAAGCGAGTCTTCGGTGAGCGCCTTCGCTGCCTCGCTTATGTGGAGAGGGAAGCCTTCAGTGTTGCAAACCTGCTTGAAAAAATTGAAGCGGGAGACATGGCAGAGGCACCTATTTTCACGGATGTTACCACCTTCCCTGCACACAAGTTTCGTGGACTGGTGGACATCTTCTGCGGAGGCTACCCCTGCCAGCCAGAATCCGTCGCCGGCAACCAACTCGGCACCAAAGATCCTCGATTCTTATGGCCGTATTGTCGAGAGTTCGTTGCAGCAACTCGACCTGTTTGGTGTTTTTTCGAGAACGTCCGTGGGCACGTCAACACCTCAATGGTCGAAGTCATCCGCGACTTGGCAGGGCTTCAGTACGCAGTTGAGCCAGGAATATTTAGCGCGGAAGAGTGCGGCGGCTCACACTCGCGGGAGAGGGTTTTCATCCTTGCGCGGGACACGTTGGCCGACTCCTCAAACATCGGACGAGAAGCGGGACCGTGGTTCGGACGAGCAGAAAGCCAGGTGGAAAGCACGCCCGGACTCATCGAACGAACTGGCAATAGAAGCCAATATTTGGCCCACCCCCACAGTCCACGGCGACCACAACCGCAAGGGGGCATCGGAGAGCTCGGGGGATGGGCTGTCAACGGTCTCGAAACAGTGGCTGACACCATCGACAAGGGACCACAAGGGGAGCAACAGCGAGGAACACTGCTTCGAGACAGGTACAGGGCGGAAACACATGGACCAATTGGCAAACTTTGCGGTTCACGGCTTCCATCCTCCCCTCCCGGCCCAAACGATGCCGATGGATGGGCTAACGTGCTTCGCTTCGCCCCATGGCTCGCACCCTCCCTCAGATGGTCGGAAGCTGAACGTATTTTTCGTAGAGTGGCTAATGGATTGGAAAATGAACCACACTTGCACCCGTTGCGGAGCTTGTTCTGTGAAAATAGAGTTGATCGTCTCAGGATGCTTGGGAACGGAGTCTATCCAGAATCAGCAGCAACCGCTTTTGTGACACTGATGCAGAAATTCGCGGCTTACGATTGACAGTCTAACCCCTTGCACATTCATTTTCCATTGCGTGCGCTGCGGGCTGAGAGTATTATGGCGGGAATATTTGAGTAGCCTTGACGATACCGGGGGGTGTCGTTTAGAATAAACTCCGGTTGCAGCCTCTCTTAGCAGAGGCGGACCACTAGAACCCCGCAGAGTGCGCCCCCGAGCCTCTGCGGGGTTTCTTTTTTCGGTGTTATGCAGGAGGAAATGATGAACTACCAGCAGCAAATCAAGCATCCATTGTGGCAAAAGAAGCGGCTGGAAGTCTTGGAAGATCGGGGCTTTCGGTGCCAGGAGTGCGGCGCAAACGATGAAGAGTTGCACGTTCATCATCCTCTCTACAAGCGCGGGGCGATGATATGGGAATACGCGAAAGAGGAGCTTGAATCACTCTGTCACAGGTGCCACAAGAACGCGCACGAACTGGACGAGAAGATCAAGAAGGAGCTGGCGGTTTGCAAGTCGAAAACGCTGGTTCTTGAGTACATCAGGAGCCTAAATACTGTTGCCGTCACCCAAGACATACCGGCCATTGCAGCCAGCGATGATTACGCCAAGGATGATGATGGTTGCGTATCGATAGATCAAATACTGAGAGATCACCCCAGTATGAGCCATGCTGATGCGTTCTTTTTTCAGATGAAGCACTTAATGGGGGGCATGGAATAATGGCACGTATCCGGACCGTAAAACCCTCATTCTACCGGCACGAAGAGTTAATAGAACTCGAAATAGATTACTGTGACCTGAAGGTGATGCTGGTATTTTCCGCGCTTTGGGGCCACTGCGACAAGAACGGAGTTTTTGAGTGGAAACCCCGGTATCTTCAGCTTGATATCATCCCATTTTACTGGGAAGCAACGGGGAAGCAACTGGGTGCTTCACTGATGCTTCTCAGGGAAAATGGCTTCGTAAAAACGCTCACGGACGGGTCAAAAGTCTACGGGTACATTCCAACGTTCAAAGATCACCAGCGGCTAGGGGGTAAGGAAGTAAAAGACCCCGCTGCACACCCTGAACCATCTGAAATGAAAGAACATTTTTTTGAGGGGGACAACAGGGAAGTATTAGTGAAGCGTTGGGGAAGCAATGGGGAAGCGTTGGGGCTCGCAGGAAGGGAAGGGAAGGGAAGGGAAGGGAAGGGAATAAAAGAAAGCAAGCTAGAGGACTGCTTTGAAGAAAAGAGGGAATGGTTAAAGGGAAGATTCCCTGACACCGACCTTGACTTCCAGAAGGAAAAGCTGCTGACGAAATACGCCGGGAAGGGAATCATGGACCCCTGGCAGTTGATACTGGCATGGTTTGAAGCGGTGCCAAAGAAACCGCCCCCAGGAAGGGCGACAGAATCGCCGGTTGACAAACTGTGGGCGGGGGTGCGCTGATGGAAATTTCCGAAATCTCAGCAGCACTGACCTCTCAGGCTGAAACAGTGGCGGCAATGCTTCTTCCTGGCGGCAAGCTCTCAGGGAGAGAGTGGGAAGCTGGCAGCGTAGGTGGTGAATCAGGCCGCAGTTTGAAGGTCTGCGTTTCCGGAGACAAGAAAGGGGTGTGGTCCGACTTTGCAACAGGGGAGGGTGGGGATCTGCTCGATCTGTGGTGCCTTGCCAGAAAGATCCAACTTTCGGACGCACTGCAAGAAGCAAAGAAGTTTCTTGGCGTGGAAGACCCCCAATTTGTGCGGACCCAAGATAAGAAATTCCGCAAACCCTCCCCGCCTAAAGGGGCAACCAAGGCAAAGACCGGCTCTCCGGTGATGCGGTACCTGATGGAAGACAGAAAGTTGACTGCCGAGTCTATCGGTGCTTACAGGCTGGCAGAACTGCCGGAAATCGGACCATGGGAGGGGTGGAAGAAGCAAGAGCCGTGGCGGGGACCGTGGATAGGCTTGCCGTCATTCCGGAAGGGTGAACTTCTCGCCATGAAGTACCTTCACGTTGAGAGGCGGGACGGCAAAAAACAAACTCTCGTTGAGCCTGGATGCGAGCCGACATGCTTCGGGTGGCAAGTGATAGACCATGCGGCCCGCTCCGTGGTGATCTGCGAGGGAGAGCTTGACGCGCTTTCGCTGTTCCAGTACGGACACCCTGCGCTGTCTGTTCCTTTCGGTGCAGGCAAGGGCGACAAGCAGCAATGGGTGGACTACGACTGGGCGGAACTGGAACGCTTTGAAACAGTTTTCCTCTGTATGGACAACGACAAAGAAGGGCAGATCGCCGTTGAGGAGCTGGTAACGCGGCTAGGCGTTCACCGCTGCCGGATTGTGACTTTGCCTTGCAAGGATGCCAACGAGTGCCTGAAAACCGGCGTTGAACAGGCTGTCATTGACCGCTGTTTTGACGATGCGAAGTATCTGGAACCCGAAGAACTCAAGCGAGCCAGTGATTACACTCAAGCGGTGATAGACGAGTTTTTTCCTGTGGGTGGGAAGCTCCCAGGCTTTGATATGCCTTTCCCGAAAATCCCTTTCCGGTTTTTGCGCGGGGAAGTGACCATCATCACAGGATGTAACGGTCACGGTAAAAGCCTCTTGTGGGGGCAAGTGATCCTTGCCGGAGCTATGGTGGGCGAAAAGGCGTGTATAGCCTCGTTTGAGATGCACCCCCGCAAAACCCTTGCTCGATTGGTGCGGCAGTCTACGGGGAGAAATAACCCGACCCGCAAGAGGATAACGGAAACGCTTGAATGGCTGTCTGACAAGATTTGGCTATTCAATCTCGTAGGAACAGGCAAGACGGACAGGCTGATAGATGTTTTTGAATATGCCTTCAAGCGTCATGGTGTGAGACACTTCTTAATTGACTCGTTGATGAAGCTTGGGCTTCACGAGGATGATTACAACGGACAAAAAGCTATTATGGAAAAGCTCTGTGATTGGGCCAATACGACCGGCGCACACATTCACCTGATAGCTCACCCTCGCAAGGAAGATGAATCTGTACCGGCTGGAAAGATGGCTATCAAAGGTACTGGCGCATTAACCGACCTTGCTTTTAATGTTTTCTCGGTGTGGCGCAACAAAAAGAAAGAACAACTTTTGCAGGCGCATCAAAGCGGGGAGAATGTTGAACTGCCGAAAGGGAAGACAATCGCCGATGTCAAGAAGCAGCCTGACGCAATCCTTGTCTGCGACAAGAGCCGAAACGTGGAAGGCGTTGAAGGGAAGTATGGCCTTTACTATGATGCAAGGTCACTTCAATATTTGAATACGAAGGAAACGCCGGTGATCGACTTCCATGAGGAATATGTTGCATACCATAGCGGCAACGACACAGGGGGCTACTGATGGTGACGCGTGAGGTTTTGGGCGAAGAGTTGTGGGAGTGTTGCGAAGAGGAAATCAAACAAGTTTGGCGGGACGCTTCGGAAAACGACCGATGGAGGATTTGGCACGTTGACGAAGTGACTGCGCACATTCTGGACACTCCTGAACAGCTAGCGGAGTGTATGGCAAGGAAGAAGGCGCGACCTGGACGATTGATCTAGAGCCGCTACCCCATCAAATTTGGGCGAACGGGAGCGAGTGTAGGGCAATGGCCGCGTCTGGGAAAAGGGGCGGCTTAAAACGCAAATTTGGAGGTTTTATGAGTATGGACGATCCGTGCATCTGCGGCGACAAGGAAACGTGGCACCCTGAGTGCTACCGGAAACAGCAGGAAGAGGCGACGGCTGCACATAACGCGGCTGTCTTTGCGAGAGGGGCGGAGGCGATGAGGCGGCTTGTCAGAAGGCCATGAGGGAAGCCGACGAGCCTTTCCGCACTTATGAGGAGTCATGGGATGAGGCGGAACGTTTGATTCGCGCACTGCCGATACCGGAGATGAAAAGGGAGAAATCATGACGGAACTGGAGCGGTACAAGAAGGCAACGGAGTACGTAATCGAGCGGCTGAAAGTGTCCGCCAACTCAACAGTAACGACCCCGCCAATGTATGCGGCGGCCACTATCGACCAGATCAACGTCATCCTCAACCCGCCGCCCGTCTACGAAGATGTGACGGTGACAGCCTGGATGTTCACTGATTCTGGTGGGAAAATTTATGGTCCTTACGCCTACGAGCCAGAGCCGGTTGCTGGGCGGGAAAACATCAAGCTCACCGGCACCCGACGCGTGCAAGTGGCGCAGAAGGTGGAACGGAGCGTTAGCGTGGAGGCGGCTTCCGATACGAAAGGTGATTTTTTCTATACGTTCTGCGATCACCCCGAGACGTTTGGTAAGACCGGTACATTGACGTTTAAATGGGAGGAGTAAGTGAATCTGAGCCAGAAACAACTAACCAGTTTTCACAATAAATATGTTCCTGAGCCTAATAGCGGGTGTTAAGGTGGGCAAGTTGCGGCAAGCGCGGGGGTCGAAACATGGTATGTCAAAGCTCACAGAAATAGATATTGCCCAAATCAAAGAGCTATATCCAAGAATGAAGGGTCCAGAGTTGGCAACACAGTTTGGGGTTACGAAGCAAGCCATTTACCACGTTATCAAGGGGAGGTGGTGGAAACACTTAAAAAAACCACTTTCACCGTGAAGGATTAAAGGAAAAGGCCCCTTGAGTGGGGCCAGTTTCTCACTTGTTCCAACTGCGACTCTTGCAATCAGGACAGGCTTTCGGCGCTTCCTTGCGCGGGGTCCAGGTGTAGCTACATTTTTTGCAGGTGCAGGCTTTTGGTGGTGTGGGCATGGCGGTCTCCTATGATTCGAGTTTAAGTGTGAGAGTGCAATCAACTCCGTTGACAACGATAACGATGTAATCTTGGTAATCGCCGATGTTTTTGATGAAAGCTATTTGGTTCAATATCTTCTCTTCAAACTCCTTCCTTATCATCTCATCCTCCCGCCCGGTTTAGCCGCCGGGCTCGGCAAGTGGTTTATATTGCACGCACTCGGCTGAGCGCCGCGCCGATCACTTTCGTATGCCACTTACTCATTGTGCCGCCGGGATTTTGGTAGCATTTCACCATCCAAGGGCAATCGCTGGCAACCATATCTTTGACTGATTTAAGATATCTCTTCTTGTCCGCAAGCTTCATGGTGTGGCCTCCTGAGTTGGTTTGCGCTGCATCGCTTCGATGATTCAATACTACTATTACTATTATGATATGTCAACAGGGAAAGTGAAAATATCTGAAATATTTTTCGCGGAGCGCCGAAAGTCACATTAAGGTTGACATTTCCTCAATGATGTTGTACGGCTGTGGCGCAGGATCAGAAATATCGGAGACGCAATGGGCGCAGGAAGACCATCAATCCCGTTTAATCAGGAAATTGCAGACGACCTCTGCGAGCAGCTCAGTACGTCCAATAAAGCGACTTCAACCATATTGGCGGAGATAGGCAAGACGGGCGACACTGTAGGCGTCACGACCATCTATAAGTGGTTGAGAGACAACGAGCAATTCGCGAAGGATTACGCGAGGGCTAAAGAGGAGCAGGCCGATTTTCTCGCAGAGGAGATGCTTGAGATAGCGGATGATGACTCTCTCGATGTCGGATTCACTGATGAGGGCAAGCCGTTTGTCAAGGGCGAGAACATCCAGCGGGCGAGGTTGAGGATTGACACTCGGAAATGGATAGCATCGAAGCTCAAGCCCAAGAAGTACGGCGACAAGATCGAGCAGACGCTGCAAGGCCCATGCGGTGAAGCCCTTAACCTCACTGTGTCATTTGTAAAGCCCGATGGGAGTTAACGCCCAGTTTCCTGAAAAACTCTCGTTCCTTTTTGACGCGATGCGCTATAAGGTGGCTCGCGGTGGCCGAGGGTCCAGTAAATCGTGGAGCTTTGCAAGGGCGCTTCTCATACAGGCAGCATCTCAACCCCTTCTAATTCTCTGCACTCGCGAGGTGCAGAAGTCCATAAAAGACTCAGTTCATAAGCTACTGAGCGACCAGATACAGGCTCTTGGACTCGGCAGCTTCTTTGAAATCCTCGAAACAGAAATAAGGGGCCGCAACGGGTCCAAGTTCATATTTGCGGGGCTGTCGCAGCAGACAGTGGAGAGTATCAAGTCACTGGAAGGCTGCGACAGGGTATGGTGCGAAGAGGCCCAGGCGATCACGAAACGCTCATGGGACGTGCTCACGCCAACCATTCGTAAAGACGGCTCTGAAATATGGATCAGCTACAACCCTGAGCTTGAGTCTGACGAGACACATCAGCGGTTTACGATCAACCCGCCCGATGACTGCATATCGGTGCTGGTGAACTACTCAGATAACCCTTTCTTTCCTGCTGTGCTCGAAAAGGAGCGGCTGCGATGCCTGCAAGTAGACCCGCAAGGCTATGCGAATATATGGGAAGGGAAGTGCAAGCCCGCTGTTGAGGGTGCGATCTATTACAACGAAATAGAGGCGATGCAGCTCAACGGGCAGATCTGCCGCGTCCCTTACGACCCATTGCTGAAGGTCCATATCGTGCTTGATCTTGGATGGAACGACCTGATGACGGTATCTTTCGTCCAGGCGGTTCGGTCTGAGGTCCGCATAATTGAATACGAGGAATCTAGCCACATGACGCTTGACCAGTTGAGCGCAGGGTGGAAAACCAAGCGGTTTAATTGGGGAAAGGTGTGGCTACCTCATGACGGTTTCAGTCGGGACTTCAAGACCGGCAAAAGTACGGAAGAGATCCTTAAACGGCTCGGATGGACCGTTGCTACGCGGAAGGAGATAACTGAGGTCAGCGTTGAAGAGGGTATCAGGCTTACGCGCATGATGCTCGGTCGGACCTACATCGACAGCCGTAAAGCCGCCGATCTGATCGAGCGGCTGAAACGGTACCGCAGGCAGATAAACCGCACGACAGCCGAAGCAGGCGCACCACTGCATGACGAAGCCAGTCACGGCGCAGATAACGCCCGCTACATCGCAGTAAATGTGGACAAGATGCGAAACGAGGCCCAGAAGCAGGCCAACCACTACGAACCGCCGTCATCATGGCAGGGGATGTAGCTATAGCCGATGCAGCATCCTTCACCCTTTGTGCAATAACACGCACCAGGAGACAGCATGAGCGACACGAAGAAGCAAAGCATCGTCACCCTTGCGCGAAAGCGTTTTGCCAAGGTTGCGGAGGTGCAGGACACTAGCCGGAGCGAGGCTGTCACAGATATCAAGATGCTTGTGGGCGGCAAGGAGAATCATTGGGAGTCATCTGCACTGAAGGCGCGGGAAGGCAGGCCCACTCTCTGCGTCAACAAGCTCCCCAAGTACCTCCGTTCCGTGACCGGCGACCAGCGCAAGAACCGACCAAGCGTCAAGGTCCGCCCGGTCGATTCCAGCGGCGATCCCCAGATTGCAACCATCTTTGAGGGCCACATTCGAAACATCGAGCATGTCAGCGGTGCGGCCTACTCCTACGACTCCGCGTTTAAACACGCCACGTCCTGCGGCTTCCCTGGATACTGGCGGATTCTCACCGATTACACCGATGATGACAGCTTTGAGCAGGACATCACCATCGCCCCCCTGCGGAACCATTTCAGCGTCTACATGGATCACTCCTGCGTGCCGTATCAAGGTAAGGAGGAATACTGTTTCATCGTTGAGACGTTTGGCCGCGCCGAGTTTGAGAGCAGGTGGCCCGACGCCGAAGCGTCGCAGTTCGACGATGGGGCAACCGGTGATGAGCTCTCGGCATGGTTCGATGATGACGGCATTCGCGTTGCTGAGTATTTCTACCGTGTACCGGCGACCAAGACCCTTCTTCAGCTCGAAACCGGCGAAGTGATCGAAGAGACGAAGCAGGTAAAGCCGTTTGTCTCCTCAGACCGCAAGATGTTGGCCACTGCGCAGGGGCAAGTGGTTCCTATCATCAAGGAGCGCACCGTCAAGAGCCATAAGATCATGTGGGCGAAGATCTGCGGCTTAGATGAACCGCTTGAAGGTCCGCAGGAGTGGCCGGGCAGATATATCCCCGTTATCCCCGTCATGCCGGAAGAGTTTCTAGTGGACGGTAAGCCGATATGGAAAGGGATCATCCGAGACGCCCGCGACCCTTCCATGCTGTACAACTACGTCGCATCGGCCAACATCGAAGCTGTAGCACTCTCTCCTAAGTCGCCGCTGATGATCGGCAAGAGCCAGATTGAAGGCAATGAGAACCAGTGGCGCAACGCTCACACTACGCCCTTTCCCTACCTTGTTTACAATGATGAAAGTGGTAATACAAGTATCCCTCAGCGCGTCTCTGCCGTTCAGCAGCAGCCGGGCCTTCTCGCCACAATGCAGCAAGCCAACATGGACTTTGACGACACCATCGGCATATTCCGCGCAGGACTCGGCGCCGCGTCAAACGAGAAATCCGGCATCGCGATACGGGAGCGCAAGCAGGAAAGCGACACCGGCACTTATGAGTATCACGACAACCTTTCCCGCGCTGTCCAGTGGTCATACCGAGTCCTGATCGACCTTATCCCCCGGATCTACGATACAGAGCGCGGCCTGCGCCTCATGAACCCCGACGATACCGAGAGTTTTGCGGAGATCAACAAGGAGATTGTGGGTCCAAACGGCGAGCGCGTCATTATTAACGACATCACCGTTGGCAAATACGACATCGCTGCGACACTCGGGCCCGCTTACGCGACACAGAGGCAGGAGGGACAGCAGATCCTTTCCGATGTCCTGACAGCCGTCGCACCTGTCGCACCTCAGACCGTGCCTATCATCCTCCCCCGCCTGTTTAAACTGATGGACTTCCCTGAAGCCCAGGACATTGTAAAGGAGCTTCGTGCAGCCTTTGGACAGGATGAGAAAGGTCAGCCACTCCAGAAAGACGCTGATCCTATGGCGGACATGCAGCAGATGGCACAGATCATGATGCGGCTCGAAATTGCGGAGAAAGAGGCAAAAATCGCCAAGATCAAGACATCTGGAATGCGCGACATCGCCAACGCGGAAAAGGCTGAAGTGGGGAACGATCTGGCAGAGTACAAGATGGTCCTTGACGACTTTATCCGCATGATGCAACCGCAGATGCAACAGCCACAGCCACAGGTACAACAACCGGCCATGGAGCCGCAGGAAATGGGAGCCGAAATATGAGCGTACTCGGAAAAGACAGCAACGGACGGACCGCGCAGGTTGTGACCCCGGCGCTCACCCAGGCGATTATCACCACATCGACCACATCGGCGCAATCTGCCGCTGTCTCATCCACATGTACCATCGTGGAAATTTACAGCGCCGTAGATGCATTCTACGCGACAGGGACAAACCCCACGGCGGTTTCGACCCCTAGTGCAAGCGGCATCCGGCTGCGCGGCGGCGAACCGCGGATCATCAACATAACCCCCGGCCACAAGATAGCGTTCATCCTTGCATCCGGCACCGGCACCGCCGAAGTAACGGAGATGTCGTAAATGCTGGCGGGGGCTACTCTATTTGGCCAGTCAAGGAGTACTAGCATTACCGACTTCTTCAACGGCTTCAACTCCGATGGCACTTATACGGGGTCTGCACAGGCCGTGGCTGATTATCTTGGGGTTGATCAGACCTCCCCAACCAATGTGCGGCCAGTGCAGGGCGGGCGGTTAGTCACAAACTTGCTGAAGGGCAGCAGCGATCTGACCAACGCATCATGGGGCGTGCAAAATGGTGCGGTCAAGGTGTCTGCCGATACTGTGACGCTGGCCGCGCAAGTAAGTTCCAATTGCTATCAGCTTGTTCCTGCCAGTGAATTGACCCCCTACACGATAATGATGGAGGTGCAGGGGCCTGCGGGGCTTCCCGCTCAAGTAAGCGTGCTCAACACTCCTGCGTACAGTGGAACGGCTGAAGGACAGTTCATTTTCACTGGTGAGCGGCAAATAGTAGGCATTAAAATAACCTCTGCTGCGGGTGCTACGGGGCTTGCTGTGCGGCTTATGGCTGTCGGCGCTGTAGCTATGACAATTCGGATGTTTCGCGCAATGTGCGTAAGTGGTAATCAGTGTTACCCCTTGCCTTCAGATACGGTCACGACAGCCACCGCTTCTTCGTCATTATGGTTCAGCACACGCCAAGGCAGTTTATTTGCCAGCTCTGTCTGCATCGGCGACTCCTTCACCTCCCCAGGGGTCTACATTGAGGAAGTGCGCCGCAACCTCGGATTGCCACTCACGGCTATTACAAACAAGGGGATAGCAGGTCAGACATTAGCCCAGATGCTGGCACGCTTTAATGCTGACGTGGTGGCTCTAGACCCTGATGTGGTCTTGATCGGCGGGGGTGTTAACGACATTTACGCAAGCCGGACGCTGGCCGCGATGCAGGCAGATTTGGCGGCAATGGTTGATGCCGCGCTATCTGCGGGGATACAGCCGGTTTTGACTACCGTTCCCCCGTCAAAAAACAGGGCGTCGTACACTGAATCTGTGCAGACTGTAACGGATCAGTACAACTCATGGGTAAGAGGGTATGCTGCGGACGGCGGTTTAGAGTTGATCGACGTGTATGAGACGCTGAGAACTGCAGGCGACGCCACCTTACTGAGCACCTACGATAGCGGCGACCACTTGCATCCTAACCGTTACGGATATCAGGCTATTGCGGCGGCGATTCTTGACATATACCCCTCTATGCCCGTCTCCGTCCAAACAGGGCGAACCGTTCGTACTAGATCGGGAGCTGTCGTCAAATACGCCGACACATACTTTGGATACAAGAGCAGCGCGGCAGCATCCACCAACTACACCCGGTCCACAGCAAACGTTCTCCGCCCCAACAACTTTGCCGTGTGGGGCCGCTGCGTCCCTTCCGCAACGGGACAAGCGACTGTCGATCTATGGTCGGCATGGTCGGATGCAAACAATCTCCTGGAAGTTTACATGAACGCTACCCAGGTGCGGTTTTACAAGGTGGTGGCGGGAGCGTTTGCGGGGCCGGTTGCCGCATATACTCACGCGTCGGGAACTGCGTTTGAGTTCCAGGTATACCAGTCAGCGGCGGGAATGGGGATCAGGGTTAAGGAGGATGGCGGCGAATGGTCGGCATGGGCGGAAACGACTGATGCAACGAGCCAACTGGATGCCGTGATACCGGCTAACTACCAGATCGGCGCGATTAACAATGCGAACCATTTTGCGGGCAATATCCCCTTTATTGCAACCATTCAACATCCAGAGCCAAAGGGTGAAATAGAGCGGCTGTCATCGAAATATCCGTAGTCAATCCAACATTAGTTTAAATCTCGTTGACAACTCATGAAAAACAGAGTAGGGAAACAACACAACTGAGTAACACCGTTCACCGGCACCGTATAGCCGGGGTAAAATCCGCCTGGAGGCGAGCATGAAAGAGGAAAACGTTGAAGTAGTGGAAATCGAAGAACAGCAAGACCCGCAAGCGGCGGAACCCGCTGAGATTGCCGAAGACGCGGAACCGGCACCCGCAGAAGTACCGGACCCCGAAGCGGCCAAGCAAAAGGGCGTCCAGAAGAGAATTGACGAGATCACCCGCGCCCGCAGGCAGGCCGAAAGCGAGGCTGAGTACTGGCGCAAGGTGGCAACGGGGGAGATCAAGCCCCCGCAGCAGGCGCAACAGCCGCAGCCGGAGTCAGAGGACTTTGTACCTCCCGGCTTTCCTCCCGAACCCAACCTTGACGCGTTCGATGACTACGAGAAGTACAACCGTGCTCTTGTGCGGTGGGAAGCGGGAAGGATCATCGCGGCAAGGGATTACCAAGCTGAGCAGTCAAAGGTACACGCTGCAAAGCAGACAGTGATTCAGGGACACGCGGCACGGATGGACGCGGCAAGGGCAAAGTATCAGGATCTAGACGAGGTGATTGACGCGGCTGATGTCGTTTTCCCTCAGTCCACTTTTGACGTCATCGTCGAGAGCGACCAGAGCGCCGAAATTGCCTACCATCTGGCGAAGAACCCCGCAGAATCG